TTGTTTTGCGTAGTTTTTCTGTTACTAGCAGATGCAGTTTTCTTTTTAGCGCTCATTTTAGGTTAAATTTATACTACATCTTACACTAAATAGTGCAAGAAGTCAAATAAGAAGAAAAATAAACTAAAAAAAGCCTACCAAGCAGACAATTGAACCCTAACCCAAGCATTTGTGCCGGTACAGGCATACAAGTATCCGCCCCCAACAGCCATCTGACCCGCTACTCCAGCAGAACCAGCAGCCGCAGGTACAGCTCCAGTTAAAATAGCAGACTCTAATCTAGCTTTACCAGTACAATCTAGATTGTAAGCGGGCGTTGCAGTGCCGAGTCCAATATTGGGAAATATCCAATTATTACCGTGAGAAGAAAGTTTAGCTTTTACCGCTCCAGCAGAGTCATACAATAAGAATTCAGAACCGTTGGCGTCGTGGTCTACAACCGCTTTTTCTTGGGCATTCGTTCCTCTAAATTGAGCCTCCCCAGAAACATCAAGGGGGAAAGACGGTAGTGTGCCTGTAGGTAATTTAATTCCAACATTTCCGACATTACCATCAATAACTAACTGAATTCCTTGATTTGACTTTCTAATAATCAAATCATCGTTAACGGGCTCTACATATATATAAGCATCATGACCACCTGTAGATTCTATAATTCCAGTTGCTCCAATTTTTACATTTGCACCACTAACATACAACTCTTTAGGAGTTGCTCCGTAATTATAAATTAAATTTGCTGCGCCACTTTGGTTTGTGCCGCCGTGGTTATATTGAATTGTTTTGTCGGAACCTTTTGCTGTTGTGGTTCCTATTGGACCAACAGGCCCAGTTGCTCCAGATGGGCCAGTTACAGAAGGGCCGGTGACACCAACTGCCCCAACAGGCCCAGTTGCTCCAGTCGCGCCAATTGCGCCAGCCACGCCAGCAGGTCCAGTAACGATGGCCCCAGAAGGACCAGTAACTCCAATTGGGCCAATCGGCCCAGTAACCCCAAGCGGACCCACTGCTCCGGCGGGGCCGGTAACTGACACCCCGATGGGACCAGTAGCTCCCGACGGACCGACTGCGCCAGCCGTGCCAGAGGGGCCAGTATTCCCTGCTGGACCTGTAACTCCAGTGGGGCCAACTATATTACTCGCGTCAATAATCTGCTGAGTATAACCAGAAACATCGGGTTTATAAATCTGGCTTAATCTGATTTTGTTATCGGGCATTTCTTTAAAAAATTACACTATTTATCCTATCATAATTGGATTAAAAGTATTATTTAGGGATTCTTTATCTATTGTCATTATGTCATAATAACATTTTAAACTCCAATTTGCTAACATAAGTGTGGTGTAATTATCCTTTCTTGCTCTATTTACGCTAGTGGAACGCTTTAGGTGTTGTGGCAAGTCGAATGTCTGGGTTCCTCTAGCTGTACTTTTAACTTCTACTAAAGCGCATTGCTTCTTGGTTTGGTAAACTAAATCGTCCTGAGTTTCTATTAAATCTAAAGTATTTTCTGCGCCTGTATATTTAACAGGAACGGCCAATGCAGTTTGCCTATTGAATTCTGATGCATTAGCAACCGTTTTAGAAGCAAACCAAATTTTTTTGTGGTCTATGCAAGCTTGTAAATGTTCGTTGGCTTTCCTCAACCAATCAGAACCGAATACTTGTTTAAAAACTATTTTGCCTGATTCTTTGTTGTATTGCCTTCTTACCTTTTGAGTTTCTCTCTTGTAGTCCACCCCCTCTTTATTACTATCAAAATCAAAGAAGCTAAAGTTAAGCTTGGCGTTAGCAAATAATTCCGATTCGTTACAACTGTCAATAAATCCAAACCCAGCATTATCAATACATATCATTTCGATGTCAAAATTAGTCACCAAATAATAAAGATACTCAATATGGTCTTTTAAATCCCCGCCAGCCACAGCATAACTATTTACCAATATTCCTTGCCCATTTGACTGGTCAATTTCTAAAAGAGACATAGCAAAATAATCAGAACTTGGACTATTAGAGAAGGAGGGGTCAATCCCTAGTATATATTTTTTGTCGGGCATACCCTTGATTAAAGAACTTGGAAGTTCGCCGTCAGGGACTGTGCATTCGTGCATTTTTTTAGC